TATACCTTTACCTTGAAATCAGACTGAGCGAGCTAGTGATGGACGCTTACATCAAAGCAGTCAACCCAGAGGAGTTTTAGTTATGGATATGGTAGAAGTATTCAACAAAGTAGAAGCGCATTTGTTGGCGCAAGGTGTGAAGTCTATTAGAAAGCAGTCTGAATACATGTGCGCCTATAGAGGAACAGGCGGTCTGAGCTGCGCCGTAGGCTGTTTAATTAAAGACGAGGCTTACAATAAAGGTTTAGAAGGCATAGCTATGTGGGCAGATGAAAAGGAAGAAGATCGCCAAACGCTACTTGAAGAAGCGTTAATAAATTCTGGCATTGATCTAAAGCCAACAACAACTCACATGCTTAGCGACCTTCAGTATTTACATGATCGAAAAAATCCAAAAGACTGGAAGCAGGAACTACAAAAGCTGAGGGTTAAATACTTTGGCATCGACACATCAAACACATGTGACGAAAAAACTGCAATTGATCGACATAACAACTAACAAACAGATGGGGTTAAATTATGATTAGTTTTATTTTGACTTTAGTGATTGGTGGTTTCTTACTGTATGGCGCTTACTTGATTGTGGAAGATAAGCAGGCAGAGTGGGAATTAAAAAAGAAGATACGGGAAGCCAACAAGATGGCAGATCGTTTCATTAAACAGACACAAGCCAACAATAAGAAACAAAAGTTTTAGATCGAGGTTTCCCCTGACCTTTTGAGCAGGACTAGCCCACCTGTGATCGCAACGGGCTACTATACCCAGACAGGCATAAGCGATATGCAAAACAGTCATTATTCAGCCAAGGTAGTAATCACTATAATGCCGCTCCAACTTAGAGAGAGGTGTAAGGTGATACTGTACGGCATAGTAGTGACAATCGTTGGCCTTCTGGCAATAGCAAAGGACGACATTAAAACAGCCCCTTAATTGGGGCTTTTTATTAGGTGCGAAAATACGGATTTCAAGTACAGTTTTACATGCAAAGTGCTGATTATGGTACATTGTCAAGATAAGTGATAAACTGTTGCGGCCATTAGCAGAGATGCGGGAGGCACCATGAAGCATTTACAGATCACGCAGCGTATTCTAGACTGCGAAGAAAACGGCTGGAATGACCTGCTTGTTAAGATTGATAACATAACGCAGAGTATAATAGACTCCCCCTCAGCGGTGTTTCAGATTAAGACTGCCCTTATATACTGGTGCGATGCTGTCGATATTAGACTCAACGCATTACCGCCAGACGAGGAAGAAGTGATACTGCACAACCCCTCAATGAACCATGAACAAACCTTTGGAACGGAGGCTTAATGTCAGGCAGACCGCCTTGGATACCAGACGAGCATATTTGTGAGCAAGCAGAAGATATGGCTTCTCATGGATTAACCATTTCTCAAATAGCTGATTGCTTGGGCATCAGTGAACGGACTGTCTACGACAAACAGAATGAATATCCACAGTTTTTGCAGGCTATAAAAAGAGGCCGCAGTTCTGGAATGGATAAGGTAACTAATAAGCTATTCGAAAAGGCAATGTCTGGAGACAATACCGCCATCATCTTTTATCTAAAGAATAGAGACAGAGAGAACTGGGGAGACCAGTACATAGAGCCAGTCAAAGAAATCCCACAAATCAACATTATGATCGACCCTCGTGCAATTAACCCTACCGCAGAGTGAGATATTCATTTGCCCAAGCCGCTTTGTTGCTGTTGTAGCTGGCAGGCGATTTGGCAAGACCTTCCTATCGACCGGCAAGATACTTGAGCAGGCCATTAAAGGAAGGAACCGCAACGTATGGTACGTGGCCCCAACATACGGGGCAGCCAAAGAAATTGCGTGGGATATGCTGATAGCTTCTATACCACCAGAATACGTTTCTAAGACTAACGAGACCAGCTTAACAATACGCCTTATTAATGGCTCGGTAATCGCTTTAAAGGGCGCAGAGAAGCCAAATAACCTACGCGGACGAGCTTTGGACTTTGTTGTGCTAGATGAGTTTGCAGACATGCGGCCAGAGGCATGGAGTGAGGTTCTTAGACCTTCGCTTTCTGACAGGCAGGGTGGGTGCTTATTCATTGGCACACCGAAGGGACGTAACCACTTTTACGATATATGGGCTAAGGGTATTGACGGCGACAATGATTGGTCGAGCTTTCAGTACACCACTTTGCAAGGCGGGAACGTACCAGAGGAAGAAGTTGCTGCTGCCCGTAATGACCTAGATGAACGAACCTTTCAGCAAGAGTACGAGGCTGCGTTTGTCAACTACAGCGGTATCATTTATTATGCCTTTAATCGGGAGAAGTCTGTCAAGCGCATTGAGGATACTGGCGGCACTCTGCACATTGGGCTAGACTTTAACATCGACCCAATGAGTGCGGTTGTCTGCTTACGTCATGGCAATGATTTGTTAGCGATAGATGAGATCGTCATGTATGGCAGCAACACAGATGAGATGGTCGCAGAGATTAAGTCAAGATACCGTGACCGACCTGTTATAATTTACCCAGACCCCGCCTCAAGGCAGCGCAAGACTAGCGCAGGAGGCAGGACGGATTTGAGCATCTTGCAGAATGCAGGCTTTGCGGTGAAATCTAAAAACAGTCACGCACTGGTCAGGGATAGAATAAATGCGGTGAATAGCAGATTGCGCTCAAGTGGCGGCGATCGCTATTTGTTTATAGACCCCAAATGCAAGCACACGATTAAGAGCCTTGAGCGTCAGACGTACAAAGAAGGAACGAGCCAGCCTAACAAGGACGGCTTTGACCACATGAACGATGCCCTTGGTTACTTAGTTGAATACCTGTTCCCATTGAGAACAGATTACAAGATTGAACAGCCGACAAGGTGGAGTTAATGAGAAGCACAGATATTGATTACACGCACCCAGAATACGATCGCAACAAATATCGCTGGGAGTTCTACCTTCGCTCATACATGGGTGGAGAAGATTACAAGGATGGAGCGTACCTAACCCGCTACGTCAACGAAGATAAAGACGAATACAATCGACGGTTAGACCTGACCCCGATGGACAACCACTGTAAGAACATCCTCCATATCTACAGTTCTTTCTTGTGGCGCGTTCCCCCAGTTCGACAGTTTAACTCTCTAGCAAACAACCCTGCCTTGGAGAACTTCCTAAAAGACGCTGACCTTGACGGCAAGAGCTTCAATACGTTTATGCGTGAATCGCAGGTCTGGGCTTCTGTATATGGCGGCGTATGGCTAATAATTGACAAGCCAAAGTCCAACGCTGGCACACGAGCCGAGGAACTTGCTCAGGACATCAGGCCGTATGTGAATCTGTTTACCCCTGAGAACGTGTTTGACTGGAAGTATGAGCGTACTGCATCGGGCCGGTTTAAGCTGGTCTATCTGAAGGTGCGTGAGTCTATCGAAGAAGTCACCGACACAGAGAAAGAAACGTACTACCGCATCTGGACTGAGGACACTGTCGAAAGCTGGAAATCTCTTAACGAGGTTGATGAGTTTATTGAGACTGTACCCAATCCACTAGGCCGTATACCCGCTGTATTCGTCCCTGCACAACGATCTGTTGTGAGGGGCATTGGTATCAGTGACCTGTCAGATGTCGCTTACATGCAAAAAGCCATCTATCAGGAGCTGTCTGAGATTGAGCAGCTTATTCGCATATCGAACCACCCTACTCTGGTTAAGACCTACAGCACTGATGCAAGTGCCGGAGCTGGCTCTGTTATCAATATGCCTGACGATCTTGATGGCAATATGAAGCCTTACCAGATGCAGCCTAGCGGTCAGAACCTTGACGCTGTACGGGCTGCTATTGATGACAAGGTTCAGTCTATCAACCGCATGTCTCACATGGGTGCTGTTCGCGGGACTACCGCTATTACGCAATCAGGCGTAGCTATGCAGACCGAGTTTCAGATGCTGAACGCAAAGCTATCTGAGAAGGCTGACATCCTAGAGCTTGCTGAAGAACAGTTGTGGGAGTTGTTTTGCTTATGGCAGAACGTCAAGCCTGACGTTGAGGTGTTCTACCCTGACTCGTTTGACCTTCGAGACTATGACAAGGAGCTTACCTTCTTGCAGTCTATGCGATCATCTGGGGTTAAGTCTGTCACCTTGATGAAAGAGATTGACAAGCAGATTGCTGACCTTGCGCTTGACGATGAGGCGTTGGCAAAGGCTCACGCTGAGATTGAGGCTTCTGCATCTGTTCTGGGTGACTTCTCAGAAAAGACTCAGATATACAGCTACCATATTGACGCTGGCGTTGTTACACCTAACGAGGTACGCCAGAAGATTGGTCTTGATGAGATTCAGGGGGGCGACTCCCTGATAGAGCCTAAAGAGATTACAGCGCCTTCTGACACTGGGAACTTTTAATGGCGGCAGATACCGACCAGTTAAGAAGGCTAATAGCTAAAGCTGAAAGCCATCAGGCAAGGCTGGCGGCTGCCCTTGTTAAGCTGGAAAACCGAATCATTGATCTGCTTGCTGAGGCTCCGTTGAAAGACGGGGCTTTGTTCGATTGAGAATGGGCGATACAGGCAAGGGCGCAATTAAGGTCTGCCATTCAGGAAGAATACCTGACAGCAGTAGACGGTATGATTCGTGAATACAAAGGCGTTGCAAATGAGATCGCCAAGA